GAAGCAGTATCTCCTTGCCAGTATGCTTTTCCTAAAGCGTCTTGAACTTTAGCAATCTTTTGAGCGAAGTAAATCTCTTCAAAAGGAACTTCCTCTTTCTCGTTAGTAAGACCTTGCTTTAACATAACAGCAGTATATTTAGCCGCTAGGTCAGTCATACATAAATCCTCGTGAACTGCAACAGCCCCAGGAGTTATTGTTCTTTGTGTTAAAGTAGTTGTACCACTTGCAGTTCTTGAACATCCGTCTGCTTGGAAAACAACGTCAGTGTCTAAAATGTTAATTGTAGTCGGTCCTTTAACACCGTCTTGGATATTAGCATATTCTGCTAGTCTACCCTTAGCAACAGACGCTACTATAATGTCCATTGCATTTTGTTCTGTATACGCTGGTAACGCACTTACATCAAAACTCATAATTTTAGTTTTTTATTAGTTAATAATTTTTTTAGATTTTAAGACACTTATAATATCTTTTTTAGTGTCTTTTTTAAATGCTTTAAACGCTGAATTTCTTTTCTTTACAGCGTCTTTTGTTGGTTCGACCAAAAGTTTTTCGGTTAGTTCCAAAAGTTTAGCAAAAGATTCTTTTAAGTTAGTAATGTCTTTTTTAAGTTCGTTAAACTCTTCAGAAAGCGTAGCTTCCATTCCAAAAACTCTTTCAGTAACAATACTCTCAATGATTTTCTTTGCTTCTCTTTCTTGAGACTCAGACAAAGGAGTTGACATTTCTTCTTCCTCTTCCTCTTCAGCTTCAACCTCTGGGGCTTCTTCTTCTTCTACCTCAACAACCTCAACGATAACACCGCCCTCAGTCATAATCTTACGACCGTCGCTTAATTCGTGTTCACCGTCTGGTGCTGGTAAAAGTTCGCCCTCAGCCTCAACAACAACAGCCGCTCCGACAACTACTTCAGGCTCAATTTGAGCAACTGTTCCGTCTGCCAAAACAACGTCTTCAAACTTTTCAGTCGTAGACTCTTTAGTCTCCTCGCTTACTTCCGTTTGTTCTGTTTCAGTGGTTTCTGTCTGAATGTTAGATTCTGTTTCAACTTCAACGCCTTCGTTTTTGAAAATGCTTTTAATGTCGTTAAACAATTCTTTTAATTCATTCATAATAAAACTTTTTTATTTAATATTATATATAACAAATATTTTAATTTTTGAACGTAAACGTTAATTATTTTAAATTTTAACGCATTTACCGTTTTTCTTTTTATATCCTTTAGGACATTTTTCGTCATATAAAACCTCTGAATGACTCTCGCAAGGCATATACCAGGTTTTACCCTCATACTCGTGAGTGTGATAACCACCGTCACAACCTATACTCAAAGATATTTCTTGCGCTTTCTCTTTTGTACTATAAGCAAGTCTGTCGTCAATTATAGCGTGATTCTCATCTACTAACATAGAAACGAAATTGTTTTTTTTCTTTTTATATTTCTTAACTACGTCTCTAATCTTTTTAATTAAGTTAGTCGGATATTTAACAGTCTTATCCTGTCCAAACATACCTTCGACAGAGAATCCTTTAAAAGTTCCGTCTTTAACCATATTCCAAACCTCATCGTTTTCTACTCTCATAGAACCCCACCAGCTTCCGTCAGGTGCGTCTTCAAAACCTTTAGGCGCTTTAATACCTCTTTTAGAGTCTATTATTAACGACTCAATAACATAAACACCTTTAGCCTGTAAGTTATTATCGTGCATTAAATTGACATTTGCGTTAAGACCGTTTTTGAAAAATTTATTTACTATTTTCTCAATTGTTTCTCTACGAAATACAACGTAATATTTCTCGTTTTTATCGTTTAGTCTAATTATAGGTAAATCAGCCTTCATAAAGTAACCGCTGACAATTCTCTTTTCTTCGTTTTCTATTTTAAAGTCCTGTCTGTATTTATCTTTAGTTTTCATTTTATTAATAGCCCAGTTGATTCCTGAAGTCCCACCCCATAAAAGCCACGCTAAATAACCGCAGTCTCTCCAAGGTGTGTCTTTATACTCTTTGTCAACCTCAGCGTTTTTTTTATGTCTGTTAAAAGACGCCATACGTCCGATAGTTTCCCAACTGATTTTAGATTTATTTTTTAATTGATTAGCTCTTGAAAGTCCAACCCTTGTAAAATTGCAGTTGATTTCGTCTTTATGTTCGTCAATCCATCTAAGTGCTTTCTTTGCGTTGTTAGACGCAGACTCAGGATAATCGTTAAATGTTTCTTCAAATTGATGTTTTTTAAATGCCATCCATTGAGATTCTATTGCTGGTGAGTCAACCAATGCTATATAGTCAACTCCTGACTCATCCTCTTCGTCTATAATTAATTCTAATAATTCGCTTTTTTCCATAATATAAATTTTAACTTAATGTTGCCTGTCCTTGAATAACAGCAACTTGATTTTGTGTGTTAGTAATATCTGTCTCAGTAACAAAGACTTGAGTTGGTTCTTGTGGAACTAATGTACTCGTATTTGTAACAGGCGACAATTGAGGCGCAGTACCTCCACCGCCTGAAAAGTCAGGAGCGTTTGTTCCACCGCCTCCCGCTGAAGAACTTTGAAATTGTTGTTTACTTATTGTAGCAACGTTTGCAAGTCCGTTGACAATAGCAAGTCCAGCGGCTATAAAAGGTTGTGCTGGAAACAATACTGTTTTAGGGTTAGCGGCCGCGGCCGCAAAGATAGCATTTGCACCTTGATAAGTTTGTATTATTGCCTGAGCAATTTGTAATCTTTTATTTATTTCAAAGGCTCTCTTTTGACTCTTCTCATTTTCTTTTGCAAAAGCAGTTGTTAAGTTTATTAATGCGTTAACACCGTCAGCGGCTAATTGTAGTTTAGCATCCTCTAAAGCTATTGCTCTCTCTAGTTCTTCCTGTGCCGCTTTTTTCTTTTTCTCCTCAAGTTTAAGACGTTCTTCTTCTTGCTTTTTATTTAATTCGTCTGTTTTCTTTTGTTGTTTTTCTTTTTCAGCGTTTAATTTTTCGTTAAACTCTTTTGTAATATCTAATATGTTTTGCTCACTTTGAAATCGTATTAACCGTCTTTCGTTTTTTGTTAACTCTTCGTTTTTCAAAAGATGGTCTCTTTTCATCTTTTCAATCTCTATAAAATCCTCTAAGTCTTTAGCGTCTGCCTCTTTTCTCGCAACTCTTAATTTATGTCGTGCTTCTTCGTCTTTTTCTAGTCTTTTATTTATTTCTACTCCTCTTTTTTTAGCGTCTGTTGCTAACGACTTTGTTTGGTCTGCTAATTCTTTTTGAGACGCTTGTAAATTAGAAAGCTCTTTTAATTCAATTTTTTGTTCACTTTCTCTTATTGCAGTTCTGTCGTTTGCTAATTTTTCCTCTAACTTTCTAAGTGCTTCGCCTATTCCTTGACGTGCAAAAACATTTGTCTCTTTTAAATGTTGGATTGCTTTTTGAGTTTTTTCTTCCTCATCTATTAAAGATTGATTAGTTTGTTTTAATTGTTCTAACTCTAATTTTCTAATTTGTTGGGCTGACGCGCCTTTTAATTTTGCTAGAGCAATCTCTTTTTGTTGATTATGCTCCATTGCGTCAGATAAATCGTCAAACGCTTTTTCTTGGGCTTCAATTGCTTTTGCTGTTTTTTCTGATTGACTTTCTAACTCTTCAGAGCCTCCTATCCAGTCACTTATAGCACTAATTGCAGACGATATTCCAATTACTAAAGCACCAACTCCAGTCGCTAATATTGCCGCCTTTAATGCTTTAAAAGAAAACGATGTCGCAACAACCGCTTTATTAAATAATTTAGTAATTGTTGTCGCGGCAATAGTTAAAGCGTTGTTAACTTTCATCGCTGTATTTTTAGCAACTAACATTAACGTACTTTCTTTTTCAAGGTTTTTTCTTAATGTTTCGACACCCATTAAAATACTTTGAGCCGCCTGAAGTTTAACCATAGTCTCTCGCAACTCTTCACTCTCAACACCACTTAAAGCCATAGCACCTTGAAAGGCAGTAAATCCAGCAACGACAGACGTTCCTAAATCGAGAGCCGCCTGAAGTTTAACTCCGTCATTTGCAAGTCTGTTTACCTCGTTTTGAATATCAATATAACGGTCTTTTAACGCGGCCGCTTTTTTGATAGCCTCTCTTCCTAAAGGCGAAGTTCGTCCAGCCTCTAACGCGATAGCTTGATATTGTTGAATTTGTTTATTCATCGCCCGTATATTTACGGGAGCCTCCTCTATTTCTTTATTTAAAGAGTCAAATTGTTGCTGTAACGTCATTGTCTCTTTTTCAGACGTATCGATTGTTTTATTTAGTTTTTGAGTAGCCTTTTCTAGGTTGCCTAAATTTGTAACCGCTTTGCCAGTTTTTACGTCTAATTCTAATGCTATTTTTTCTGCCATTTTATTTAGTGCTTATAATATTGTATGTAACTCCATCCCATTGTACTTGTACAGTATCAAACGCAGATGTTAAAGTGTAAGTTGTCGCTCCGTCTATTAAACGAGTTGGTGCGCTTAATATAGCTTGATTTGCTGAGTGTAATTTTTTAAAAGTCCAAGTTTTTCCGTAAGTCGACTCTGTTGCAAACGTCATTGTTACGTTACCTCCTGAAGTGTCAATTAAGAAAGTGCTAATACTTTCAACTGCTTTACTATTTACGCTTACTTCTTTAGTCGCTCCAGGGCCTTGTTCTACTCCGTTTAAAAAGCTAATATTATTGTTTGCTATTATTGTGTTATTAGTATTTAATATACTTACGTTTTTAGAGCCTTGAATTAAATTGTTGTTTCCTGTAATTGTTACATTTTCAGAACCAGCCTCAACGTAATTATTAGAACCTATTATTGTAATGTTTTTTGCTGTTGCGTCAATATAATTATTAGACCCTAAAGCGTTAATCATATTGTTGTTTATGATATTATTATTAGAGTGTTCAATCATTCCGCCTTGATACAGTGGAGCGTCTTCGTCTGAGATTGTAGCAACGCCTCCGTTAGTTACTGCTGTTGTCGGTGAAAATACAGTCGCTAATTTTATTTTTAAAAACTCACATTTAGTCACAGGATTAGACGGATTGTAATTCTCTATTTTATTAAGTCTAAAATAAGAACCATTAAAATAATATTGTTTTTTAAACGAAAGGTTTTTTATGTCGCTAGGCGTAAGATGAAAATAAGCGTTTATTACTTTGCTATTTGTATCTGTAATCTCAGCTATAAATTTAGAGTGATATTTATTAAATAAATTATTGTTTGTAAATGTTATTGTATTAAACGTATCGTCATAATAGACTTCTTTAGTAAGTCCAAAATTAATATCTAACGTAGGCGTAAAAGGGTCGTTAAAGTGACCAGCATACGGATAAGTTGACTTATAAGTCGAACTCGGTGTTGTTGACAGTTTGTCTTCTACGTGAATCCAACCCTGAGCAGTTGCTTTTAAACCTCCGTAATATAATATTCTAATATTAGACTCAGTTTTTGCCTGTCCGTTGTTTTCGTCATATTTCTTAATTGTCGGAATAACTCTATCTTGATTAAGTTGACCGACTATCGGAGTAGGCGAAAATATAACTTCAGTCTTTTTTGTATTGTTTAAAAACTCGTTGTTTATTTCGTGTTTTCTTTGTCCGTAAGATTCGTTAAATGTATCTAAGTATAATTGATTATAATAATCTTTGTCGTCTTTAAATTTGTATAAGTATTCTTTTGTGTCAACTTTAGCCATAGGCAAAGACTCAATATTTTGAGAATAGTCTAATTTTTCAGACCAATCGACAATCGTATTATTATAAAAGTCCTCTCTAGGTTCTATTAATAAATTCTTTTTATTTGCTTCGTCAGTTTGAATATATAAATTAAACATCTTTACAATAGACATAAAGAAGTCTTTTTGTTTTATATTTTTAGGTATAACAGAGTTATAGTCAATAGAGTTTCCTTCAACATATGTGTTATTAGTAACTTTATTTTTAAAAATACCGTTTGCAACATTTAACTGAACTGTACCAGTATAAGCCTTTGTTGTGCAATCGCCAGAACCAAAAGCGCCAGACTCAACGAAAAAAGGTTGTGCTCCTGTACTATAAGAACAACCAGCGTAATATATGTCAAATATATTGTCTTCTTGACCGTACAAAGAACTTTGAATGACGATTTGTATAATATCGCCACTTTCAACAAACTCACTTTGAGCAGTAACCCAGTAACGATTAGGTTGAACAGATTGTTGTCTAGGGTCTGTCGTTGACCAAATAGCTGTTCCGTAAGTTTCGCCTCCTAGAACAACGTCTCTCTTATTATCAATAGTTTCAAAATAGTCATTATCTGGATAAGTAGCTCCCGAAGTCGTAACGCTAGTCGTTCCTCCTGGTATTGTGTTTGTATAAGTAATGTTAAAACGTTTGCTACCTATAACTCCAGTCTGTACGGGCGTAGTTGTTCCGAACGGTGTATAAGTGTAACCTCCTTTAGCGTTTCCTGCACTGTCTGTATGTAATAAAAATATCTTACCTTCTATTGCTGTAATACAGTTTACATCGTTTGTAGGTGTTGCTCCTGAGCTATACGCTTGAGGCGTAAACGTTCCCGTTAAATCGACTTGAAATTGAAAGTCATAAGAGCCAGTTTGATTACAAGTATATTTGCCTGTTGTAGTGTCATAAACTCCGTTAGGGTCTGTCTCTGAAATCATTTTAATATCATAACTCGGGTCGTCTGTATCTCTGTGAGTAATTAACGCTTGACTTGCTGAGCTAGTCGCTTGAAATTGCGCCTCAGTTGCTGAGAATACTCTTTGACCTATTGACGTTGACGACAACTTAAAGTCTTTGCCACTAAAAGGAATTATTAATTTATTAAAAGGGTCTGACGTAAAAAACGTTGAGGTGTAAGTATATCCAGCCGCGGCAAACATTTTATCAATGTAGTCTTTAGCATATGTCGCTGGAAATAAATCTATAACGCCCCACTCGTATAAGTCTAAAGTTGAAGCATAGTCAATCATAGGGTAAACATAACC